CCTGTAGTGAAGGATTTATCTTCGTTAACAAGAAAACCAAACTCTTGTAACGTCCAGATAGCCATATCTGACATCCCAGATGGGACGACGATATCATCACCATAAACGGATATGATGCCCGAAACACCCTCGAAATAAGCAGTAGTTCGCATAAGAGCATAAAAGATCATACTTTCTAGCTCAAATGTAAAACCATTGCCCATACTCGAGAACATCTCAGTACGGATTACATGTCCATCAACTTCTACTGACTGTGATCTTATTGAGTTCAAATACTCAAACCAATCTGCCGGAAGAAGTGTCCGTATACATTCAATGGTTATCGAATCAGACGCTGAACTAAGATCCAAAGTAGCAAGAGAATTATCTATGCTACCAAGTTTCGCAAGACGGCGATTGATACTTTGATCATTGAGATTTATACCGAACTTTCGGAGCCGGGAACGAATATGTTTCCCGACACCTTTCTGAAGGAACATATTGACATCTGGCTCTTTACAAGCACAGCGGTCAATATCCGTTTTCTTCGGAACGGTGAAGAGTATCGCTCCTTCGACGATCGATAGATTGTCGAATAATTGATACTCTCGAAGCAGAGGACTTAGTGAGTGGATTAACTCCACAAACGGTCTTGCTTCCTCCGTTACATCAGCCTGTCCGACGTACTTATAAGCAGGATTGCTTACGGTACGGTTTCGGCTAGTTGACGCTCCACCTGAAAAGCTACCAAGGACAACTTCATCACGAAGCGGTCCAAGGATATCTGATATCAGTCTACGAGCGAACTTCAGGAAAGCAGAGTAAGTAACCCGAGGTAAAATATTATACTCGGGAACTCGTTCCACAAAACGCATATTAGTATTTGCGTTTCTAGCCTCAGTATCAAGCCATTTCTCAATGGCGCGGCTACGCCGCAATTCGGTTTCCTCTTTACCAGGCAAGCAAAGCTTGCTTAGGTATTCGGATACCAGATACCCGAGGTCGTAGGTTCCTTCGGCTTCGTCTTCAAAATCTCGGAAGAGGTTGAGGACGAATTGTTTGGCTGACTCGGGTAGACGAAGATTGGCGTTTCGCCATCTCTTACGTTCACCCCGATTGCGCTTGGTATGCTGCTTTTGCATGCATAAGTTCCTTCTGGATACTTAATCAAGCCGAAAGTTAACACCCCCGAAAGGAATGCAACTAACGCACACCCGCAAATAATCGTTATGATGTATTTGCGAGCTTCGAGAGTCTGTTCATTCTTAGTCATAGGTAAAATCCTATGGCCGTTTTGGTAAAATTACCAAACCGGTTCAAGATCAACAAGGACTCCATTGAGCATCGTCTGAGACGTTGCCATGGCATTAGCCATGAGACCAATGGCATCCTTGCGTTCCTGCTGAGTAGACAGAGCATCGAATGTGGCAGTCATGTCCACGTAACTCGTTCGGACGACAACAGGGGTAGAAATCCCATTAATCGTCTGAGTTTGAACCACGGGGATAGTCAGCCGCAGACTGGC